ATACTACACAAAACAAAGTAAGTCGTGGTAAAATATTAAATCAAATTGATTTTAAATTTAAGGAAAGTAAACAAGTTCTTGCAGATTTTTATTATCAGCAGAACAACATTTATTACGGTAATTTAGAGGAAAAACTTTATACAGATGACACCCAAACTGAATTATTAAGTGGTGAGCAGTTAGAGATTGAAACAATATTTGAACAACCAATTTTTGAAAGACTAATTGATTTAAACACAAACGCACAAACCACAATACAATATGGTTTAATAGCTGATGAACAAATAAACAGTTATGTAGGTGAACCGTTTTTAATGTATGCACAAAACGTAAGTATTTCATCCAATCCAATTGGTTATGGAAATGGAACTTACCAAGAAATAAATACAACAGTATTTATGCCAACACACAGTTTAGAAATAGATACTGAAAGTTTTAATATTAATTTTAATGCAGTATCAAACGAATACACAGCACAAGTTTTTGATGAAACGATTTACAACACTTATTGGAGTGATTACATTACGGATATATTTTCTATTAAAAGAAGGGTTTATAATTATACAGCGATTTTGCCAAATTTTCTGTTAAGTGTTTTAAAAGCAAATGACAGATTGGTAATTAATGGTCAAAGGTTTTTAATTAATACTATAAAAAGCAACATCGTAAATCGAAAAGATTCTTTGGAATTAATTAATGATATTTACACAGCACCATTGGCATCAGATACATTGAACAGTTCGTTATGGACACCAGACTTTGTAACATTGGGTGGTGGTGAAAATAACGGTGATTCAAATTACATTGGTTTACCAACTGCAACACTTTCATTAGTTGATACTGGTGATGGCACGAGTTGGGTTACAATTACTGGAACGGTAACAAGTACAATAAACACAATCACATTTACGGTTGATGAAAATAATACTGGAAGTTCACGTTCTGCACAAATAAAAGCAACCGATGGAATTAATGATCCATCACTAACAATTATACAAAATGTTTAATTTAATAATACAATGTTTAGATGTTGATGATATGATTGGAGTATCACCAGACATCGATATTGCAAAAGGAGTAAATAAAGCACCAGGAACGTTTAAAGAAGCGTGGAAACAATATAAAAGGAATAAGGTATGGCACAAGAAATAGTTGTAAAGCTGATTGTCGATGATGGGCAAGTTGAACAAGCAACAAAAGACATTAAAAAGTTAGGTGGTTCAATTGAAAAAGTTGAAACCACATCAAAAAAAGCTGGTGCAAATATTGGCGAATCATTAGATGGTGCAACCGAAGCAAGTGGTAATTTACAAGGTGGTATTGAGGGTGCAATAAACCAAGTTGTTGTTTTAGGTAAAGCAGCAAAAACAAGTGGTAAAGCAATGCGTTCTGCACTTATAGCAACTGGAATTGGTGCATTGGTAGTTGCAGTTGGATTGTTAGTTGAAAATTGGGAAGCAATTGGAAAATCAATTGGTTTAATTACACCAACTTTAGAAGAACAATTGGAAATTCTAAAAAAGACAGAAGCAACAACACAATTACGTGTTGATTTATTGGACAAAGAAATTGATTTATCAAAAAAACAAGGTAAGGCAACCGAAGAATTACAAAAGCAAAGAATTAATCTTGTTAAAATAATACAAGAACAGAAAAAAGAACAATTAGCATTATTAGAATCAGAAGCAGAAGAATTAAGAACTGCTGGTTTAACATTAACAACACGACAAAAAATTGTAAAAGCAATATTAAACGCTGGTAGGGCTGGACTTGGTGATGCTTATATTTTGGATCAACAATCAGAAGCAGCAGAACGTTACAAAGAAATACAAGATTTAATTTTAAAATCTAAAATTGAACAAATTGATATTGAAACTAAACTTTTTGATTTACAAAATCCAGATGGTATAAGACCAGGAAGGGATGCAATAAAAACTGCAACAACTGGAATACAAGCAGAAGGAATTGTTGATGTTGGTGAAACACCAGAAGTGATGTTGCAAAAAGCGATTAATGATGAACTTATTAATTTAGATGATGAACTAAATCAATATAGAACTTTACAAGCCTTAAAACGTGCTGATGAAGAAGAACAAAGGGAAAAAGCACTTGCACAAATGAAAATACAAACTGCTGGTAATGTTTTAAATGCATTAGCCAGTATTGCAAAAGAGGGAAGTGCTGGTGCAAAAGCAATTGCAGTTGCACAAGCTGTTTTATCAACATATCAAGGTATTAATAAAGCATTGGCAGAAACAACAGATTTTACACCAACACAAACTTTAAGATTCATAAATGCAGCAGCAGTTGGAGTTGCTGGTTTTGCAAATGTTGCTAAAATATTAAGTACAGATTCAAGTGGTAAAAGCACACCAAGTTTTTCTGGTGGTGGTGGTGTTCGTGGTGGTGTTTCAGCACCATCCTTTAATGTTGTTGGAACTGGTGGTGTAAATCAACTTGCGCAATCATTACAAGCACAAGATACACCGATTCGTGCATACGTTGTTAGTGGCGATGTAACAAGCAGTCAAGAGTTTGACCGTAATGTTGAAGATTCATCAAGTATTGGATAAAAAAAAGGTGCATTATAAAAACACACCTTTCAAGCTATTAATCAATCATTCCAATAAAAAATCTAAGCAAATATAAACTTTTTTTTTAATCTTTTTATACACTATTTAAAAAATCACGTTATTATTATATGAAAGTTTACGAGGCAGTATATTCAGATGAATTATTACAAGGTGTTTATGGCATCAGTTTAGTTGAAAATCCAGCAATGGAAGATGAATGGATCGCACTTTCAGAACAACCAAAAGAAGTTCATTTTGCAGCAGTTGATGATAAAAAGAAATTATTGTTGGGTGCTGTTTTAATTCCAAATAAAAAGATTTATCGAAATATTGATGGGAATGAATTTTATATGACATTCAGCGAAGATACCATTGGTAAATTAGCACACGATTTTATAAAAGATGGATTCCAAAATTCATCAAGTGCAGAACACGAAGTTAAATTATCAGATGTATCATTTGTTGAAAGTTGGCAAGTACAAGATTCCAAAGTTGATAAATCAGCGTTATATGGTAAGGAATATGAACCAGGAACGTGGGTTACAATGGCAAAGGTATCTGATGAACTTTACGAACAAGCAACAAACGGAACTTTTAAAGGGTTCAGCATTGATGCAATGTTAGGATTGGAGGAAATCAAATTAAATTCAAATATATATATGACAAAGCAAGATTTTTTAGATGCTTTTAATACTTTATTTACCGAAAAGGTAAAAGAGGTTGAAGAAGTAAAAGAAACTGATGTTGTTCTTAATGACCAGTACGATGAAACCGAAGAAGTAAAAGAAGAGGTTGAAGAGGAAATGGAAGAAGAGGAAATATCAGAAATCGATGCATTCAAAGATGCATTGACAGAAGTTATGGCAAAATTTAGTGCAGAATTTGATGGAAAGTTAGAAACTTTAAAAGCTGAATTTAACAATCAACTTGAAACAAAAGATGTTGAGGTTGAAACAAAAACAGCAGAAGTTGAAGAACTGAAAGTTGAATTAGAAAAGCAGCCAGAAGTTGAAGCAATAAAAGCTAAACCAGAAGCAGCACCGAAGGAAAAAGTACAATTAAACAAATTAAGAACAACAAAAAGCCGAGTGTTTGAGAGTTTATCTCAAAACATTTGGAACTAACAAATTTTCAAAAAAATGGAAAAAAACATTCAATTAGCTACAACTGAAACTGTATCTTCAAATTATGCTGGTGAAGCAGCAGAAAGATTCTTTTCAGCTGTATTAACAACACCAACAACGGTTGCCAATGGTGGCGTTGAAGTGGTGGATGGCATCCAGTACAAGTGGAATTTGCCAAGATTAAATTTATCTGGTATAATTGCAGATGCAACTTGTGATTTTACACCAGCTGGAACAATTACACGTAATGAACGTGTTTTAACAGTAGAAGCGTATGAAGTGAATTTGCAATTATGTAAAGAAACTTACAGACCAACATTTGATAAAATGGGTGGTGATCGTTTTGGTGGTTTAGCACCAACATTTGCAGACCATTTAATTGGTTTGGCTGCTGCTAATGTAGCACAATCACGTGAAAACACTATCTGGAAAGGAAATTATGGTGGCGCACAATTAGGTGAATTTGATGGTATTCAAACTATCTTTACAAACGAACCGTTACAACCAACTGGTTATGAAATTGCTGGAACAACCGTTACTGCTGCAAATGTAGTGGCTCAATTACAATTGGTTTTAGATGCTGCAAGTTCAGCACTATATTCTTCTGATGGTTTTGCAATCAGAATTGGAACGAACATTATGAAGCATTATATTGCTGCACAAGCTGCTTTAGGTTACCTGGACAGATACAATGTTGGATCAACGGAATTAAACTTTCAAGGTGTTCCATTAATTCATTGTGCTGGTATGAGTGATGATGTTATGGTAGCAACTTACGCTAACAACCTTTATTACGGAATTGGAAGTGCTGCAAACGCACAACAAGTTCTTGCATTAGACCAAACACAGATTGATGGTTCGGACAATGTAAACGTTGTTATGAAGTGGGCTGATGGTGCGCAAGTAGCGAATCCAGAAGATGTAATTACTTACGGTATTACAAACGCTGGTAATTAATAATAATAATTAACTTATTGAAAAAGGTGGTGCGTTACAAAATCACCACCTTTTTTTTTTAAAAACATATAACGAATGGCGTGTTTATTAACATCTGGAAGAACCGAACCGTGCAAAGATGCAATTGGTGGTTTAAAAGCTATTTATTTTTATGATTTTTTAGAAGATGCATTTACAGTTGCAAATTCAGAAGCAACAGTTATGAATGCAAGTTTAACAACTGCATACAAGTATGATTTACTTGCAGATGGCAACAACTTGGAAGAAGTTGGAACATCAGACCAGAATACTGGAACTTATACGGTGTTACAAACTGCAACATTTTCTTTAAAAAAACAAGATAAAGATACAGCGAACGAAATAAATCTATTATCAAAGGCACGACCAGGTGCAGTTGTTCAGGATAGATTAGGAAATTACAAAGTTATTGGGTTAAGTGATGGATTAGTAATTAGTGGAACAGCAGCAAGTGGTGGCGAAAAAGCAAGTTTCAATGGTTATAACTTAACAGCGATTGCAACAGAAGCTGAATTTGCACCAACATTAGATAGTGCAACAGAAACAGCATTTTTGGCAATAGTAAGTGGTACACAAATAAATCCGTAATTTCATTGTTTTATTTAGTTTTAAAAGGCACATATTAATTTATGTGTTTTTTTTTATACAAAAATCACAGATTTACGTTATTATAGTATGATAGTTTTAGAATCAAATTTCGTAACACAAAGAATTTTTATTATTCCAAGATATTATGAAGAGAATATTAACAATGTTATTAAAATTACTGATAATGACACCAAAAAAATTTCTTTTCCAACTATTGCACAGCAATTAAGTCAAAATGGATATAATATTTATAAATTTGATATTGAAGATTTAAGCGAAGGAATGGGGTTTGATATTGTTGTTTTTCGTTCTTCAACTGATGATACAGTAATTTATCGTGGAAAAATGTTTGCAACAGAACAAGAAACACAAAAATACAAGATTAATGAGCAATAATAAGCACGGTGTCAGTTTAATACAGTTATCAAACTATGTTAAACCAGAAATAAAGGAATATCCTGGTAGAAAATGGGTACTTTATGGTGAGCAAAATTGGTTTTTTCAGTACATAATTGATAGATACAACGGATCACCAACAAATGAAGCGATTATAAACACCTATTGTGAATTAATTTACGGTAAAGGAATTGCAATAAATGGCGAAAATTTTGTTTATAATGGCTTAAATGAGATATTTAACAAGCGTGAACAAAAGAAATGTATTGCAGATTTTAAGATATTTGGACAATATTCAATGCAAATATTACGTGCAAAGGGTGGTGGTGTTGCCAAAATATTACATATTCCAATAAATAAACTTGGAATTGAACGTGCTGATGAAAATGGTGATATAAACAATGTTTATTATTGCGATGATTGGACAAATCCAAACAAGTTTAAACCAGAACCATATCCAATTTTTAAAGGTGATTTAACAGCACCGATAATGATAAAAATGGTTCAACCATATAGACCAGGTAAGGTGTATTGGAGTGATCCGAATTATTTATCTGGTTTGCAGTATGCAGAAATGGAAGAAGAAATTTCCAATTATTGCATCAATCACATAAAAAGTGGTTTATCATTTGGTTACATAATAAACTTTAACAACGGTGGTGCATTATCGCCAGAACAAAAGGATGAAATTGAGCGAATGATACGTGAAAAACTAACTGGTAGTTCAAACGCTGGTAAGTTTATTTTATCATTTAATGATGGCAAGGAAGCAGAGGTAACAGTTGTTCCATTAGAAGTAAACGATGCACATAACCAATGGGAATTTTTAACAAAGGAATCAAGACAACAATTAATTACAGCACACGGTGTGTTTCCAAACTTATTCGGAATAAATGATGGTGGTGGTTTTGCAAACAATGCTGATGAATTAAACGTACAAAGTAAATTGTTGCAAGATTTACAAATATCACCGATGCAATCAATGTTTATTGATGAACTTGCTGGTGTTATTGAATTGGCTGGTTTAGAAACTGATTTACAGTTTATACCATTGCGTGAAACGTATTCAGTTGATGAAACGGTTGTTCAAGAAACGGTAACGGACAACACAGTTGATGAAGAAGAAGTTGTTGAAGATAATGTTGAATTGAAACTTGCAGAAACTTATAATGACTATCCAAAAGCTGCAAAAAATAACGCACAAAGAGCGTTAGATTGGGCAGAAAAAAATGGTTGGGGTGATTGTGGTACAAGTGTAGGTAAACAACGTGCAAATCAACTTGCAAAGGGCGAAAACATATCACGTGATACAATATCAAGAATGGCATCATTTAAAAGACATCAACAACATAAAGATGTACCATATTCAGAAGGTTGTGGTGGTTTAATGTGGGATGCTTGGGGTGGTTCTGCTGGTGTGAATTGGGCAATCAGTAAGTTAGAACAAATTGATGCAAAATTATCTGATGATGTAACGTATCATATTGATAAATTTTTAGAACAAGGTGAAGATATTGATTTGGAAAATTGGGATATAATTGATGATAGGCGTTGTGATGAAATGACTTTAAATGAAAAGCAATTAAATACAGTTTTTCAATTTGCAAGAGTTCCAAGAAGTGATAAAAACATTGATAATTCACGTTCAAAACAAGATACATCATTGTTTAAAATACGTTACCAATATGCTGGAAATCCAAAAGGTGAAAGAGATTTTTGCAACAAGGTAATTAATAGTGGTAAAATATTTAAAGCAGAGGTTTTAAACAAAGAACAATATATTACTAAAAAGATGGGTGCTGGTGGCTCGAATACTTACAATCCATTTTTGTATAAAGGTGGTGTAAATTGCAAACATTGGTGGCAACGTGTTATTTTCTTAAAAAAGAATAATGAGCAAATAAGTGTAAATCAAGCACAAAAAATGATATTGGAATTAGAACCAGGTGCAGAACGCGATGCAGCAAGATATGAACAGAATGATCCAAAGGTTGCACAATCAGCATCAGCAAGTAATAATTATTGGAAATACAAGTAAAATGGCAACATATTTAATAACATCACAAGAAGTAAAAAGCAACACATCAATGGGTGGTAATGTTGATTCTGATAATATTATGCATTTAATTTATGATGCTCAAATTATGGTATTGGAAAACATACTTGGAACAGCTTTATATGATAAAATAGTTACTGGTTTTAATTTTGATAATTTAAGTGGGATATATTTACGAATTTTTTCCATTTATATAAAACCAGTATTATGGCATTCAACTTACGCTGCATATTTACGTGAAGCAAATGTTCTTGCAAAAAACGGTGGGGTTTTTACAAACACACCAGAAGAAGCAACTGCAACACCGTTAGAAAATATCCAATATGTAGCAAAGAACGCACAAAGCAAAGCAGATGTTTACATTGAACGTTTAACACGTTTTTTATGTGATAATGATATTCCAGAATACGATAACGCACAAGTAAATAATTATGACATTGATCCAAAAGATGACATTACAACAGTTAGTGGTTGGTATCTTGGGCGTGGATATGGCAAATCAACAAAAACTGGTGCTGGTACAGCTTATGACGAATTATAAAAGAAAAAAGCCTTTTAACGAGGTTAAGAATAAAGATTTAGAAATTTTAAAAACACATTTAAAAAAAGTAAATGAGTTGCACGTTAATAAACGGAAGAACCAATCCTTGTAATACCATAAGTGGTATCAAGCGTGTGTATTTATTCAAATACGTGCAATATCTTGATACACAAATTGTGTGTGTTCCTGGTAGTGAATTAATTTCATTTCCACAAACAAATATTTATGCGTTTGAATGTGTTAATGCAACCTTTGATGAATCCATTACAAATGATGATAATGGTGTTTCAGTAAATCAATCTTTATCATTTACTTTAAAAAAACAAGATGCAGCAAGTACAGAATTATTAAGTTCATTGTTGGATTTTGATATAAGATTTATTGTTGAATTAAATGATGGTAGATATAAAATTGGTGGGTTGTATAATGGTGCAACGGTTGATAATTTAACAACGGTTACTGGTGGCGCAAAACAAGAATTAAACGGTTACAATATAACGATTAGTGCGAATGAAGAACACACAGCACCGTTTTTTGATGATTTGAGTGATTTTTTATTATTACATAATTTTATTATTGAAGGTGTTTCATCTTTGATAGCAACTAAAGATGATTTATTAACTGAAATGTTTGATGATACATCTTCCTACTATCAAGGAATAGTGGATAACTTTAGTGTAAATGGTGATGATGTTTCCTTTAGACTAAAAAGTTCAGAAGAACAACATCAAATAAAATGGTTAAATACTGGTGGTTTTACTACTATACTAAAAAGTTATTTAGATATAGGTGGCAATATTAATAAAGTTAATCAAGGTTGTTTTAACAGTTTAAGTGGTTTAAATTATATATATCTTCCTAATATGACTTATGCTCAATCACTATATGGTTTTAATGGTTTTAGTTCTGTACCTAATCTTCATTATTGGCATCGTTTTGATTCTTTGCAAAAAATAGAAAATGGTTTTTTAAATATTTCATATCAATTAGATTATTTAGAATTGCCTGAACTTACTGAAATTTGGGTTCAAAACGATACAAGAAGAAATCTTTATAACTTATCAGGGTTAAAAAGATGTTATTTACCAAAACTATCTACAATAAGCTATCCAAATGGAAATATAAGAACACTTGAAAACACACCATCTTCTTGCGTGATTTATGTGCCAACAGCTTTACAAACATCTAATGGTGGCAATAGGGAACAGCTTATTGAGTATTTAGAAGATACACAAGGTTGCACGATTGTTTACATACTAAATGAAACACCACCTAATTCTGTAAATGATTTATCTGCAACAACAATTAATTCTGGTAGTGTAATTTTATCTTGGACAACACCTAATTCTACAAACACAGTTGAGTTTTATGAAGTATGGATCGATGATGGTGTAACAAGTTGGCATAAGTATTTTCCTAAACAACATCTATTTTCAAGTGGAACAACTTTGGCAAACCTTAATTCATCAACTAATTACAATATAAAAATAGTAGCAATAGACGAGTATTACAACAAGTCAGGTTACAGTAATACAATAAACATAACAACAAATTAAATAATTTAAACAAAAAAAAAATGGGAACATTTATAAACAGACCAGAATTTGTAACAGAAGCATCAACCGTATCTGCTGGTGATAGTGGTTTATCACACGCAATTTATGTTGGTGGTGCTGGTGATATTGCAGTAATTCCAATCGGACAAACAACAGCAGTTACATTTGTTGGCGTACCAGCTGGAACTTTTTTACCAGTTGTGGTAAGTGAGGTTGTATCAACTGGAACAACAGCAACGGATTTATTGAAACTTTTATAAGAACAAAACATTTATTATTATGGCAATTGGATTTGGCATTGCAAGTAGAAATTGGTGGAGGGCGCAACTAAAAGGTGGTTTATTTCCATCGTTTAGTCTAAATTTTGACACGATTGGAACTGATTTTACATTTACACGTAATTCATTTGCCACAAGAGTAAATGAGTTTGGACTTATAGAAACAGTTACAAATTTAGGTAGCAATTTAGTACAGAACGGAAACTTTGAGGAGTTAGGCACAGAGCAAGTGTCTAATGGGAATTTTGCTTTAGGCTCTGAAAAAATAACAAATGGAGATTTTGCAACTGATAGTGATTGGACTTTAGAAAGTGGTTGGACTATTGAAGATGGTAAGGCTGAATGTAGTGGGAATGCATCACATAGTTATTTATTACAGTCTGAATCTTTCACAAGTGGTGTTACATATAAAATTACTTTTGATATTGTAGTTGATAGTGGTAGTTTTGAAGTTCGGTTGTTAGGTAGTGGTTCTGATAGTGGTGGTATTATTACGTCATCGCAAACAGAATACACTGAATATATAACTGCAAGTGCAAACAGAAGCAATTTTGGCATAAGGTCAAACGATGGAAATGGTATTGGCTCAATAGATAACGTATCAGTAAAGGAAGTAACGGATTGGAGTTTAGGTAGTAATTGGAGTGTAGAAAACAATGAAGCAACTACTGATGGGACACAGGGTTATTTAGTACAAACAGGTACGCCACCATCAGGAACATCAGGAACATATAAATTTGAGTGGACACAAGAAATTACATCAGGTACAAGATTTAGAATCTTTCCAAGAAATGGAAATGATACAAGTCAGTCAGGTGTAACAATCTTATCAGGATCAACAACAGGGAGTGGTAATTTCTTTACAAATGGTAATTGTGTAGGTAGTGGAACATTTACTGCATACATTGAAACAACAGATGGTTTTAGTGTTAAGTTTTTAGCTGAAAGTGGTAACGAAGGAACAATAACAAACGTATCAGTTAAACAAGTAGACCCTAATGGTTATTGGATTAATGAAGGTGTTTGGATTATTAAAGATGGCGTAGCAAGTGGTAACGGAGCAAATGGTTCAGCTCAAGAATTAAAACAAAACGGAACAGTAACTGCAGGAAAAACTTATAGATTTTCTTATGAAATAAAGAACTATGTTAGTGGAGGTTTTGGTCTTTATAATGACATAGTAGATTCAGGAGGTTTTGTTTCAGCAAATGGTGTTTACACAGGAACTTTTGTAGCATCTATAAACCAAATAAGATTAAGAGGAAATGCTTTTTTTAATGGAGATGTAACAAACATATCAATCCAAGAAGTTTTAACAGATGATATACCAAGAATTGATTTTACCGGTAGCACATTTGATGTTCCCGTTTTAAGCGAGGAATTAATTATAAATGGAGATTTTACTAATGGAAGTGCTAATTGGAGTATAGGCTCTAATTCTGAAATAAACAACGGAAGTGCAAGAATTTATTCGCCAAGTGGTAGTTATACTTTTGTTAGTCAAAGTAACGTATTAACAATAGGTAAAACTTATTTAATTTCTTTAGAAATTGTTGAACAAAATTCAGGTGAAATAAGATTATCAGATGGAAACGCTTATCTTTCTAATTCTTTTAGTGGTGTGGGGGTTCATACGTTTACATCTACATCTACCGGCACAATATTAAGAATACAAAGAACTGCTTCAATAACAGACATAAGAATTGACAACGTATCAGTTAAAGAAGTTACTGCATACACGACAGAAGATAAAGGTGCTTTTTTATTAGAGCCACAGAGTACTAACCTAATTGAGTATAGTGAAGATTTTGATAATTCTTATTGGACAACAAATGGTTCAAGTTTAACAAGTGGATTTACATCTCCGAGTGGAAATTTAGATGCTTTTGAATTAACCGAAAACGCAAGTAGCGGAGGTCACTCGCTCAATGGCGATACTCTTTCATCTATAAACGGGGAAGAATATACTTATTCTTTATTTGTGAAATATAATGGCAAACAATGGTTTCGATTATGGGGTCAGTATGGTAATTCAAGTCTTGGTGCTTATTTTGATATTCAAAATGGATTGTTAGGCTCTAAAGATAGTGGCGTTACAAGTGATATAGAAGATTATGGAAACGGTTGGTATAGAATATCCGCAAAAGCGACATCAGATGGAACTATAAACCGTTTTAGAGGATATTTAGCAGATGCAGACAATAATTTTCTTTATGATGGAGATGGTGTTAGTGGTGCTTACGTTTGGGGTGCGCAATTAGAAGCATTAGACTACTCAACATCTTATATCCCAACAAATTCAACAACAGTTACGAGGGCGCAAGAATCTTGTGTAAATGCTACACCTACAATTAATAGTGAAGAAGGTGTTTTATATGCAGAGATAAGTGCTTTGTCAGATGACATAACAAGAAGAGCAATCACGTTATCAGACGGAACTACAAATAATAGAGTTGTGTTAAGATATCATAATTCAGGTCCTAATAGTGTTCAATGTTTTATTCAAATAGGTGGAACAGTTGGTTTTTATTTGGATGCAATAGTGCCAATTACTGATGTAAATAAAATAGCATTTAGATATAAAAGTGGAGAATATGCTCTATATATAAACGGGGTTGAAGAGGCAACAGATAGCAATATTGTAGCACTTTCTGAAGGAGTATTAACGGAATTAAGTTTTAGAAGAGGTGATGGTGTTTCAACAGAAGATTTCTACGGAAGAACTAAAGATTTAAGAGTCTACGATAAAGCATTAACAGATGATGAACTAATTAATTTAACAACGATATGAAAGAATTACTAAAAAAATTGGCTACGATTCCAAACGACAAATTGTTACATTTCTTTTACGGAAGTTTGATTGGATTTGTTTGTTTGTATTTTGGTTTAAACACGTTGTTATCATCAATTATTGTTCTATCAATAGCAACTGCAAAAGAATTTTATGATAAAAATTTAACTGGATTTGATGTGGTGGATTTATTATTTACAGTTGCACCATTAATATTATATATAATTTTAATAAAATGAAAAACATTTTAATTGGCAAATATGAGTTTAAATCCGAAGAACAAGCCAAAGATAAAATTCGTGATTTAGGTACTGAAATAGAAGGTGAATATACACCAGATAATATTGATAGTATTGTTGAACTTGGTTTTTTAATTATCACACCTGGAACTTATGATCCAGTAACTGGAAAAGAAATAACACCACCAGTTTATAGTGATAAATACAGCGTTGATGTGTTGTGGTACGATAAAATAAAAAATCCTTATGGTTGGGCAACCTATCAAATAAACGTACAAGGTGAGGGCGCACATTCTTTTTTTGGAGTACCGTATCAAGAAAACAAAATGCCTTGAATGGTTACCGATAAGCAAATAACTGAAATGGTTTATAATTCTTTGTCCGATAAAGAAAAAGAACAAGTTGATTTAGTTGCTTATTGTTTAATGAAATTTAACATAAAAAGAAAACAAGCACCATCAAATAAAATAATAAGGTATTGTAAAAGGTTTAATAAAAAAAGAAAATGAATGTGGATAACAAAATATCGTTTATTACTGGTTACATATTTACTGCAATAACAACAATATCAATTGTGGGTATTTTACAAGCTGCATTAGTTGGATTTATAGGTGGGTTTTTTGGTTTATTAGGTAAGGAAATATTTTATATTGTAAAAAGATATATAAACAATTTTAAAGATGAATGAATTAAAAGAAACCAGCGATGAAATGGTAAAATTAAGGGTGCGAACTTTTATTGGTTTACTTGTTTCAGTAATTGCAATAACAAACAGTTTTACGTTGGTTTATCAAAAAATTCATCGCAATGAAGAATTGCAACATTATAACAAAGAACGTGCAGATAAAATTTCGGAACGTAAAAAACAAGAAGCAATATTACATTTTGAAATGGAAACCATAAAAACTGAATTAAAAAATTGTAAAAATAAATGAAGTATTTTAAATTATCAGAATTTGATTCACCAGATGCAGTTGGAAGTGGTGAGGAAATGAAACAAAGCACTTTAAATTTATTGGATCAGGCACGTGAGGTTGCTGGAATACCGTTTGTAATAAATAGTGGTTTTAGAACCGAAGAACACAATGCAAAGGTTGGTGGGGTTCAAGGAAGCAGTCATACAAAAGGATATGCAATTGATGTTGCGTGTTCAAGTAGTTACAACCGATTCAAAATAATTAGTGCAGCGTTGCAAGTAGGATTTACACGTATTGGTGTAAGTGAATCATTTGTGCATTTGGATAATGATCCAGGAAAGGCACAACCAGTAATATGGACATATTAACTAAAATCAAATAAATATGGGAACAATTAGTGAAAAAGTAGGACAAGCAAAATCCTGGTGGAAATCAAAAACAATTATTGGAACAATCCTAATGATTATACCGATGTTTTTAACAATCGTTGCGCCAGAAGCAAACATTGATGTAAGTGGTGCAATTGATACAGCTTGGGAAGGGGCAGAAGGATTGGCAACTTATGCTGATTCTATATGGGCAAAAATGCAAACCGTTGTTGGTTTTGTTTTAGCTATTTATGGCAGAATAAAAGCAGATGTAGGAATTAAATAAACTAATTGGGGTGTTTAACAGCACCCTATTTTTATATGAACGAAATTATCAAATTGGCATTGGGATTTTTAACCAATGTTACCCAAACAACCGATGAACGAGAACAAAGGCGTAATTTAAGGGCATTTAAAAAACATCGTAAACAAATTTACAAAGAGTTTAAAAAAGATGGTTTTACGCAACAAGAACGTGAATCATTAAACAAGCTGGACAATGCATACGTTGAAATGACTTTGCAACTTGGCAAATTTTAATGCACAAATTACATTTACTTGTTTTAAATAGGAACGATGAAGAGGTATGGACAGATTTCCATATTGATTTTGAAAACATTAATGGTTATTATAATGATCCAGATGATGATACTGTTATAAATATTGTTATTTATGGCACATCATTTACTGTTTTAAAAGATGCATATTTAATGGCGTTCTTACAGTTCCAAACCGAACAAATTTAATGGCAAAAAAACGTTTTAGATTAACAGAATCAGAAGCTAAATTTTTAGGATTTGAAATAAAAAAAAGAATAAATTCAGGACATAACAACCGATACTATTTAACTGAATCACAACACGAACAATTGTTAAAAATAAGACACAAAGGTGTTTTTGATAGTTGTGATACATTAGAAATTGATGCAAGTACGGTTAAACACTTATGGAAAAAAACCAAAGATGAAAGTGTTTTTATAAAAAATCCATTATACATTTCACAAGATGAAAAAACTTACCTGGATTTGCGTGATGAAATTGTCAAAGATTTACAACAATATTCACCATCATTCACAAAATTAGAACGACAAGAAGCAAAAGAATCTTTTTGTTTAGTTGTTGATCCAGCAGACATTCATATTGGAAAATTATGTACTGCATTTGAAACTGGTGTTGAATACAATCAACAAATAGCTGTAAAACGTGTTTTAAAGGGTGTTCAGGGCATTTTAAATAAATCGCAAGGGTTTCATATTGATAAAATTATATTTATTGGTGGGAACGATATTCTGCACACCGATACACCAAGAAGAACAACAACAAATGGCACACCACAAGACACCGATGGTATGTTTTATGAAAATTTCTTAATGGCTAAAAATCTTTACATTGATTTGTTAGAAATATTAATTAGTGTTGCAGATGTGCATTTTGTTTACAATCCATCAAATCACGATTACACAAATGGGTTTTTTCTTGCTGATGTTATTCAAACATATTTTCGTAATTGTGAAAACATTACTTTTGATTGTAGTATTGCACACCGTAAATATTGCACTTATGGAAACACGATTATTGGAACAACACACGGTGATGGTGCAAAACAGCAAGATTTAGGAATGTTAATGAGTATTGAAGCAAAAGAACATTGGGCAAATTCAGAACATCGTTATTTTTACACCCATCACGTACATCACAAAACAGCAAAGGATTTAATTAATGTAACGGTTGAATCATTACGATCACCAAGTCCAGCAGATAGTTGGCATCATAGAAATGGTTACATAAACAAGGCAGCAGTTGAAGGATTTATTCATAGTAAAACCAACGGACAAATTGCAAGATTGACACATTTTTTCTAAAAAATTACCTTTTTATAATACTTTATTTATCAAATAGTTATAAATTATTTGTGCATTTGTATATACAATTATTTGTAAATTGTTAATAATTATGTATATTTGATAGATATTAATTAAAACCAATAAATTATGAAATTAACTGACAATCAAATTCAAAAAATATTCAAGTCTAAAGGACTTTACATCAAAAAAATAGATGACAAAGGATATAGAGACCACGGAATGACTCTTACTATGAATGGAGCAAACCAAACACATATGTTTAACTCTTTCACTTTAGCTTATGATTATTTCAAAAAAATGAATTGGATATAAAAACAATAACAATTAAAACCAATAAATTATGAAAACAGAATCATTTATTTT